CTGAAGTAGAACCCTGACCAGTAAGCACCAAGCCATCAGCAGCAGCATACCCTACTGCTGCGTTATCACCTGCTGCTGTGTCTCCTGCTGGCTCTATAGCACCTGACGCAACTACATCGCCTGTTACTGATACGCCTGTGGCTGTTGTAGCAAGTTTAGTTGAACCATCATAATATATTCTAAAAGTGCCATTTGATACGCCTTGAAAATATGCGTCACCTGAGCCGCTATAAGCAAGTAAGTTAGTAGCTTGCAAACGCACACTGCCTGTGCCGTCACCACCTTCTGTAATGTAACTATTAGACCCATCATGGTAAATCTGCAAATCAGACCCAGCGCCAAACATTGCTTTAGCATTGTCAGGAAATAGAATATCATCAGTGCCTGTAGGTACAGTAAACACTGTAGCATCTGCGTCATTCTTCAGTGTAATATCAGAAGTACTGCCTTGACCAGTAAGGATTAAACCTTCAGCAGCCGTGTAACCAATAGCAGCATTATCACCAGCCGCCGTGTCACCAGCGGGTTCTACTGTGCCTGTAGCAATCACGTTGCCTGTTACTGATACGCCACCAGATGCTGTAGATAGTTTTGATGTACCGTTATGAAAAAGTTGAACATCACCATCATCGTTTCCACTTACCATTACGTTTGAATATTGTTTTGATTTTATGGAAAAAGAGTTACTTGCTTGAATTATAAGACTGCCCGTACCTGAATCATCAATGTAACTATTAGACCCATCGTGATAAATTTGTAGGTCAGACCCAGCACCAAACATTGCTTTGGCATCATCAGGAAAAAGAATATCGTCAGTACCTGTAGGTACAGTAAATACCACAGCATCAGCATCGTTTTTTAATGTAATAGTAAGGATTAAACCTTCAGCAGCCGTGTAACCAATAGCAGCATTATCACCTGCTGCAGTGTCTGTAGTAGCTTCTAACGTACCACCAGTAATAACGCCCGTAGTCGTAATGGCACTAGAGCCAGTATCAATAGTACCAAAACCACTAGTAATACTACCTGAGTCTAATGCTCCAACAGTTGTAGCTGCAGTAGTAACAAGATTAGGCATAGCTGTAATCTCATCATCAAAGTAAGCAGCTAAGTCAGTAACAGCAACCTGCACCATAGTGCCATTGTCATTCATTACTACTCTGTCTGCATCAGCTACAGTAGTAGCAGTAGCTGACGTATTACCATCTACAATATTAAGTTCTGCTGCAGTACTAGTAACATTAGTACCACCAATATCTAGGGTAGTCATAGAAACTTCACCTGCTACGGTTACTACACCATTAGCAAGAGTAATTAAGTCTGTATCATCTGTGTGACCAATAGTAGTACCATTAATAAGAACATCGTCTATGTCTAATGATCCGCCAGAAATTAATCCAGTAGTAGTAATAGTACTTGAACCTGTATCAATAGTACCAAAGCCTGATGTAATGCTACCACTATTCAATGCACCTACAGTAGTTGCAGCAGTAGTAACTAAGTTAGGCATTGCAGTTATTTCATCGTCAAAATAAGCAGCAAGGTCTGTTACTGCTACTTGTTTCATTGTACCAGCATCATTAAATACAACACGATCAGCATCAGCTACAGTAGTAGAACTAGCAGTTGTATCACCATCAAGAATATTTATTTCTGTAGTAGTAACAGTAGCACCATCAAGTATCTCTAATTCTGCTTCTGATATACCTGCACCACCAATAGTAAGTGTACCTGAAATATCTACATTACCATTTATATCAATAGTAGTAGCAGCTATTTGTATTTCACTGTCAGCTACAATGTCAAGCTGACCGTCAACACTAGAATTAAGATAGATGCCAGTATCACGAAACTGAATCTTTTCTGTTGACGCAATAAGTAAATCATCAGAAAACTCAAAGTAATCCTCATCCTCCATCCACTTAAATACACCATCATTACTCTCGCCATCAAAGGTTACTGTAATGTCTGTACCTGCAGTGCCATTGCCAAAGGTAAGAGAAGTACCAAGCAAAGACGTAATAGGACCACCTTCACCTGTAGTACCATCATGTGTGTGACCTGTACTTGCAGCAAAAGCAGCTAGAAGCTGATCAAACTCATTGTTAGTATGATCTGCTGTGATGGTATCCCCATCTTCATAAGTAGATTGTCTTGTATAAATAGCACCCATCTAACGTCTTGCTCCTAATTGATATTCTAACTGAAACCCTTTAAGTGAATAAGCTGCACTACTGCCACCATCTTCTACTTTTAATGCTACAGAAAAACCTGAACCTTCTACTGGTTGGCGTACAAGTGGCTGTGTAGGTCCACCATAAACAAACTGTGTAGTACTAGCAGAGGTACTATATAAAGCATTACCATACGTAGCTGCAAGCTGTGTATTATCAAAAGGGTAAACAGCAGGTCTTGCTGAGTTTTTATCTTCGTTATCGTAACGCACTATTAAGTCTGCGTCAACAGTACCTTCAGGTTTATAGTTAATAATTACCCGTTGCATGTGCTTACGGATACCGTTATCCCCAAAGCTCATATCAGGGCTTCTATACTTGCCTGATATTATTGTGCCATCAAATGTATCACCTGACTCTTGCCTTTGTACAAAACCATTAGTATCACCATGAACTACAATTACATTACCTGCTTCAATAAAAGTATCTGTACATTGTACCTTTATGCCACGTGTTTCTGAAAACTCAAATGCTTCTTTTTTAAGAACACAGATAGCCCCTTTAGAAAGGCTTGCACCCTGACCATCTTTAGTAAAGAATATACGGTATTGGGTCTTATCGGGTATAACTACGGAGTCAAACGATCCTGCATCTTTAATGTTCTCATCAAATACAGTCTGGATATTCTTACTAATAGTACCAAGTTCTGTATCACCAATACGTGCAGTAGCAGCAACAGTACGTAAGCCATCAGGACCAAGGAAGATTAAGTCACCTGCAAATTCCTGTACGGTAAAACTGTTAATGCAACCAATGTTTCTTGTAACAGGTTCTACAGAAAAATTACTTGAAGTAGAGCCAGTTAGTTTAAAAATCCTGTTTTCACAAAAGATAAACAAGCTATCACGAAATACTTTTAATGCAACTACTGTATCGTCAACGCTGATACTACCTGCAGGATCAGAAGCACCTGTATTAAACCCGTCTTCATTAAAGCCTTCACTAAAAATTATTTCTTGTGGCGTAGTAGATTTACCTGCATAAAACATACGATTTCTGTAGGAGGCTACAACTGTAGACCCTGCCACACTACTGTCACTAACATCAGCAGCAGTCATAGCTGAGTTAAATATTACAGGGGCATTAACACCATCAACACAAATAATCTTTTCATTGCCATCAAAGTTGTATCTTTCAAAGTGGTACTTAGCTGCATTAGTTCTACCTGTATCTCTAACTGTCCAATTCTCAGACACTACATCAAACTTAGCATGTGCTGCAGCAGTAGTACTTGAAGTAGCCCTAGTTACACCAGTAAAGGTAGTAGCATTAACGCCTGTGTAGGTAAATAACTCTGAGTTAATCTGTATTGTACCACTAGAAGAAAACCCTGTAGTAGATGGTACAGTAATAGTACCAGAGCCTGTCATACCTGTGCCTGATGCAATAGCTATAGACAACTCAGTAGAAGCAGAACTAAATATCTTTTCGCCTCTAGCTGCTATTATCTTGTCTGCAAAAGAAGCAGTCATTAAAACGTTTTCAGCAGTAGTGCTAGTAATTGGAACTACAGCATTAACATATTTACGAAAACCATTAATACGTCTGTAGCCACCTGAAATGTCAGGCTCAAAGTTTTCTAGCTCTAATGCCTCTCCCGGTTGCATAATAAAGTTAGAACGGTTAAGTATTAAACCGCCTTCACAATTAAATGCTACTGGTTGAGTCTGTGAATTATCTGGCATTAAGTAACGCCTGACATAAAGTTAATAGAACCTCTTGGTCTTAGTACAACAGTAGACCTTACATATTCATATTTATTAATTAACAGGCTTTGCATATTCTTAATGCCCTGTTCAAATCTAGCAAAGTTTAATTGATACTGTTGCATTTCACCACGATACTGATACACAAATGCAGATGCACCATCTACAACTACTGGGGCAAATCTATCTGGTATAGTAGTAATATCTCCATGTGCAGAAAGATCATCAGGAAATGTGTAGTAATCAAATGTCAAGGTATATTCTTTATCAGGAAAAGGATACAGTAAATAATTATTATCTGGTGTACGTATAATATTTCTAGGTATTCCACCATTGTCAAACTGTGCTACAAATACATCATCTGCATGTGTAGCGGCAGTAGTGCCATTAGCACCACGTGTGCAACCTGTAATGTCATTGCCTAATATAGCTGTGTAAGTTACTTGCTCACTACCTATGTACACTGTTCCTGATGCATCAAATCCCGTAGTAGAAGTGAGCGTCAAAGTAGTAACAGAACTAGAGTGAGAGCCATTTAAAGTAGTAGAGTTTATTTCATCTTCTTGATTAGCATATTCGTTTTGTATATATTCATTATAGTTTAAACTACCAAGATTACTACCAGAAGCACTAAGAGTAGTACTCCGTTTAATCCTAGCAGTATTGTAGTCTACAGATTTAGTACTTGTAGGTAAAGTATATCTAACTTTTCCCGGCACTAATGATTCTGTATTAGTAGCGTGGTTAAAAGAATAACCAAACTCACGTTGATTAATATATCGTATAGACTCATTAACTGCATTTTTACATTGTATTTGTACGCCCCTAGCACTAGTAAAGTTACTAGAGGTAAGCTCTACTTCATTCATACGAGTGATGACACTGTTAGCTAATGTTAAATAAGTAAGAGCCATTATAATTCCTAAATAGATTTTTGCCCCAAGAGTTTTTTGTTGCATAAATTTGATACACTAATGGGGCCAGCATATAGCCAGCCCCAAAGTATGTAGGTTTATTACAGTAGATCACGTTGAGCTACTGCAGCCTCAGTCATTGCGGCAGAAACATCTGCAATTACTGCATAGACACGCAAGCGTCCAGTAGCAGCAGCAGCACCAGCGACTGTTACATCAATGGTATCTGCAGCACCAACACAAGCAAGTGCTTCAGCAGCAAATGTAGATGCAGAACCTGTGCTTACTACGTTAGCTTCACCGTTACTGCCTTTTGCAAGGTATGTACCAGCAGCAGCGTCTAGTGCAGCACCGTCAATAATGTCATCGCCACCAGCGAAATCAATATCTGCAGTACAAGAAGCTGTAAAAGGCTTCATGATTTCTGCACCAGCAGCAACAATAACTGATTCGGCAGGGATTTCTAGAAGTTGAAAGATATCCCCGTTTGCGCCAGAGTATCCAGCAGCAACCATTGCGTCAATGTCTAAGATTGCTTCAATGGTTCGTACAGTGTTACCAACATTGGTTGG